TCGCGCGCGGTGCTCGGTACGTTGGTGTCCCATGCGGGAATGGTCATGCTACCTAACCGGCCTTTCCGCGGACTCACGGCACAGCAGCGCCACGCGATAAGACGCGCGCGCTTCCGCCGTGACCAGCTCGCCCGCCATCTGGCGGCACTGGTCAATGTCCATTGGCAGTGGGCCGACCGCGCCCGCGAATTGGCCCGCGAGGTATACAATGATGAAGATTTTCATTGCTGCCCTTACAGTCTCGGCGTCATGCCGGGGTAGCGGCGCTCTAGCGTCGAATTGATCGCGCTTTGACCACTGGAAATATGACCCGCCACAGTGTCGTCAATCATGCGCGACAACATCACATCGATTTGCACGCCGCCGCCCGGAGTCGGTGTTGCCGTGGACGTGGCAGTCGTGCCGGCCGGCGCGTTGATGACGTTGACGGTTACGGGTCCGCTACTACCCGGTGCCGACATGCCCTTACCGATTGCGGCCATTTGACCCTTGGTGAGCACCGACTCGTCGTTTTTGATAATGGCCGGGATTTCGTTCGGTCCGATTCCCGAATGGAAGCGCGGCGCGTCGTCGAAATATGCAGGATGCACGTATCGCTTAAACGATGCTTCCTCTATGCCCGTACCGCCGCTGTGATAACCGAACCCGTGATCCATGAACGACGTGGACGGCATGAACGTGCTGCCGTCAGCCCCGCCACCGCCAACCGCGCCGCCTAGCATTTTGGCGAGCGGTCCCGTAATCGCCATCCGCACGCCCATTTTCGAAATATCGGCGAGGACGCTGGACGTGAGGTCGCTAAATGCTGTTTTCCAGTCTTTCGTTCGCGTGATCGCACTGGACAGAGAATTTTCGATATTGCCGAAACTGGAAACGGCTAACCCGTCAAACTGCTTCATCGTATTCGTGGAGTCGATACCGTAACGGGTCGTTTGTTCCAGCGCCGAGCGTGCCACAGTAGCGGCATCCGCCGCTTCCTTGATCCGCTTGGTAATGACGACCCACGCGGCGGCGTAGTCGTCCGCATTCTTGATTACACCGCTCGCCTTGAGCACGTCGATTTCGCGCACGGCGTTGGCGTACTGGCGCGCGCTATTGAAAATTCCATAGGACGCGGCTTGCGATAACTTCGTCGATTCGGCCTGGTACACCGCCAAATTGATTAGCGAAGTCTTGTACTGGTCCAAACCTTTGACGCCGCCGATATACGCAAGTGTTAGTTCGTTTTCTTTCGCCCGCGCGGCGTCCTTAAGTGTAATCAGTGGCCCGAGCAAACCAATGCGTTGCTGGTCAAGCGCAATGAGTTTCTTTTGCGTCTCGACGTCCACAACGCCGTTAAGTTGATTTGCCTTGGCGTTAAGCGCCGACGCAACGGACGGATTTTGCGGGAAGCCGCCAGAGAACGCGTCACTTACGCGACTGTTCGGCGTCGGTCCCGCGCTTGGTGCGGGGGCACCGTATCCGGCGGCTCCCGCCAGTGCGCCGCCCGCTCGATAAGACAATTCCAATAGCTTGACGTATGCCGCCATGGCGGGGTTTGCCATAAGCGCGGAAATCTTCGCGTTGATGGCATCCGTCATCGCACTTATGGTCAGTACAACGCCGAGTCCGCCGTTGCGCGCACGCAGTCCGAAGTTCGTCCAGAACTTATTCCAAGTGTCGTCGAATTCACGAGCGCGCCGGACCATTTCGTCGTTGACGACGCCGCCGAATTCAACTGCGGCTGCTTTGGCCTTTTCCAGTCCCGCCGCGCCGCTAGAAAGCAGGCGCACCCATTCCATTGTAGGCGGCAAGCCCATTTGCTGGAGCAAGACGAGTTTTTGCTGATCGGTTCCGGTCTTTTGGATTAGGTCGGACGCCTTGCCGAGCGCGTCGTTGAAATCACGTGCGGCCGGCACGCCGTTTGCGCGGAACACTTCCGCGAGCCCGCCGAGTCCCTTCGTGGCAAGATACACGTCGTCGGAAAACTTCGATATGCCCTTGGTAAAATCGTCTCCCGAAATGCCCTTGAACGCCGCCGCCGCCTGCAATTTGGAGAGTTCGGCCGTGGTCGTGTTGGCGCGCTTCGCAGTATCGTCCAACTGGAGCGCGTAGGTTTTCCATGCGCTATACGCGAAATACGCGCCGGCGGCCGCCAACGCGAGCCCGCCGACGACAAGTGCGGTAGGACTGATAAGGCTGCGCAGCGCGCCGACCGCTTCGCCAAACGCGCCCTTGAGCCCGCCCGGCCCCGAGGCCGCATAGGACAAGTGATTGAGTTGTTGCGTAAGGATGGTAGTTGGCGGAACACCTAGCGCGACCTGTTCGATCGCACTGCGGATCGAGTGGCCCGCCGCCATTGCCTGCGTGGACAGGCTGCCGTGCATCTTGGCGAGGGCGTCAACGGCGACCGTACCGTTGCGCATGGCGACGTTGTGCAAATTTTGGTCGTTGACGTTTTTTGTTAGTTCTTTGTCGAGAGAACCTAACAACCGTTCCATTTGGGAAACGGACCTGCCGGCACCCGCCATCGTCCCCGATACGCCGGACGCGGCTTTCTCTAACTGTGATACGCCAGACGCGGCCGGACCGGCCGCAGCGGCTAGGCTATTGAGGGCTGCGGTTGCCGTGACGGCCTGCGAGCTATCAATGGTCAAACCAAGGGTGGCAATGTCGCTCAAAATACGCCTTCCCTTCGCGCCCGCAATGTGCTTGGCTGTAAAATTATGCGCTACGTAATCGCGCTGCTATTTGTCGTCACCGCCGCGCACGCGGACCCTTTGTCGCGCGCGTCCTATGCTCTTGAATTGGAAAAGCACATGCTGCGTAGCGGCATTGATGCAACCATGCTTTTCGGGTTTCCACATACAAGCCCCACGGGTTGACGGTCAGTCATGATGACTAGCCATCGTCGGATGCTTCCAAGTGCCTTCGTAAAGCCCGTCATAGGTCGGGGCTTCGCCGTTTGCGCCGATGCCGAGCAACGAGCGGAACGAATTGAACGGGTAAAAGCGCCGGTTAAAGCGAAACACGAACTCGTTGAGGTAGGCTTGCAGGTGCTTGGGGCTGACGCGCCCGTGGTGAGTGCCTTGCAGCCAAGCTTTGAGGTTGCTGAAAACCAAGTGGACGATGGGCAGGAATTCTTCCGCCACGTCCGGGTTGCTGCCCTCGACAACCGGCAAGTGCTGATAGCCGAGCTTGGCAAGCGTGCTGTAGCCCGGCGCGCCGTCCGTGATGACCATCGCGCCCGGCTCAACCGCTTGTTCTACAAAGCCTGTCAGGGCGCGCGCGCCACGGTTCGGGATGATTTCCAGCCTCAACCGGCCCGCATACCGCCCGCCACGTCGCATGGGTTTGTCGCCCTTCTTGGCCGGTCGGGTGCGGACCTCTACGGCGGCCATGACAAGCGTCTGATCTTGCGGGCCGCGCCCTTGGCCGCGCACCGCACCGCCGATGTAGGTTTCGTCAACCTCTACATGATCGCCACGTCCAAGGTTGCCGCCGATGCGGTCGCGATTCTGGCGAACCATCCCGGCGCGCAGCTTGTGCAAAATCTGGAAAGCCGTCTCTCGGGTCAGGTCGAGTTGGCGCTGGAATTGAACGGTCGAGATACCCGGCGTCATGGTGGCGACCAGATACGCGCCCCAAAACCACGTCGTCAGCGGAGAGTGAGTGCGCTGCATCACGGTCCCGACCGTGAGCGAGGTTTGCTTGCGGCATTTGCGGCAGGTCAGAACGCTAGTGCGCGTCGCCATGCGGAACGGCTCGCCCTTCTCTCCGCAGTGTGGGCAAACGAAGCCCTTGGGCCATTTCGCGCCCTCCAGGTAGCGCGCGCACGCGTCATCGTCGGGAAAGAGCCGCTGGAAATCCCTGAGGGATTTGGGGAACGGCAGGTGCTCCCATTGAAGAACGTCGGCGTGGGGAGGCATTTAAAGCCCCTTCTCTCGGGCGCGCTCGCGGCACACCTTGGAATGCGCCAACCAATCTTGCCGCTGCGAAAGCATTACGCCGCAATGGGGGCAAGCTTTGCCGCTGTCCGCATTGAGAAGGGCAGCCAGCCTTTGGGCATCGTCGCGACAATCCCCCATATGGAGTGTCACGCCTTCCGCCAAAATCTCTGTGCGCGCCCTCAACATCTAGTACCTGTGTGTGTCAACCGGATAAGCATGAGCTGAATGGCCGCTTCGATGGCTTCGTGAAGGTCGCCCGGTCGCATTTGCAGATAGGACACAGCGGCGCCCCCGTGGCCCTTGCGCGCGTCGAACAGTCTTTCTGTGACGCGCGCAGCAATGTTCTTCGGAGTGGCGGCTTTTTTGGTTTCCACGGCTCAGTCCTCCGCCACAGGAGCGAAGCCCATCGCGCGCTCGGCGACGGCGACGCCAGCCTCATAAGCCTCGCGATCCGCTTCCGAGCTAAACTCGGTCTGCCCGACCCTGTGGGCCAGCCGGTCGTTGTAGCCGTTCAGGCGCATGGCCAAATTTACAAAGCCGTTGTTCCCGGCATCCACGTTGCGATTGTTCATGGCTCAGCCCCCCTGTCCTTTCGGCGCTTTTCGTTCGTTCCAGCGCCGCGCGGCCACATGAGGTCGGTAATTGGCGATTTGCTGAATTTCGCAGTCCTTGCAGTGGACATAAAACGAGTCCGCATCGCCCAAATCCAGCAAGGCAGCTTCGCCGCCGCAAAAAGGACAGGGCAGCAAAGATGGTGCACGCCGCTCTCGATCAAGAATTTCGTCTTTTTGAGCTTTCAGCCGGTCAAAATCTTCCATGGCTCAGACCTCCACGCTAAGGGCGGCGCGCCGCGCGCGGCGGTCTTCGCGGATTTCCTTGGCGAAAACCTTCACGAACCGACCATTAAAGGCGCGGAGACGCTCGAAGGCGGCGTCATAAGCGGTTTTTGCAGCGCGGTACTCCGGGGTCGCGCGCACCGTATCCGAGATAAGGCCCATCGGGCCATCGGCCGGGAAAACCTGAAGGGCGGCACTGAGGCGATCCACGTTTCCGGTGAGCATTTCGCTGGTCTTTTTGGCTTCCAAGTAGGTCATGTCCATCTCCCTTTGATGCCCATAACACTAGCACTGGAGACTGTATGTGTCAACCCGAAAAGCATGGATGCAACTATTCGAGCCGATGCCGTCACTCTCACGGTGAAATCTGCCAGCATAGATCGCCCCGCCGTATTTCAGTTGATCGAAGGCGGCTTTTTACAAAACGCCAAGCGCCAAGGATTCCGAGACGTTGTATTTTCGGACGGCGCAAATACGTGGCGCTACTCCACCGATTAGCCCGCCAATGTGCGGAACACACTTTGCACCGCTTCTTGGCTGACAGGCACGACCGGCGTATCTGGCTCCCCCTCTGCGGTTCCTGCTACCGCTTCGACCACTTTGCGCAGTCCTTTCCAGCTTCCGTTGTAGGCGGTTTCGATCGCCGGAATGGTGGTGTCGAGTGTTTGCTGTTCCGTCCAGCCCAAGGGCCAGCTCATGCCCATTTCAAGTAGCCGGTCGACGTATTCCGACCGGCTTATTCTTCCCCCTTTGGGGCGTCCTTATCCACGGGCGGCATCGGAACACGTCCGCCGTTGGACAGCTTGCCGAGGTAGTCCTTGATCGCCTCGATGATGTCGGGAATGCCCGTGAAAAATACGCCTTCCTCGACGTCCGGAACGGTTCTGCCGGTTGCCGCCGCAATCACCGCAACGATGGCCGGACCGTCGAATTCCGCGACGCGGCGATACGCCTCCGCAAAGGATCCGAAACGGGCGCTTACATCGCGCCACGAGCGCAGCGTACACCGCAACGTGGCGGGCTCGCCACCTAACTGAATCGTAACGTCACCAGCGGGCGCGGCAACTTCGGCTTTTGACATACTGCCTCATGGGGTTAACCGGCGGGACCATACGCGTCCCGCCGATACTTGTCAACCTAATTGCGTACTGTCTGCGCCTGGAAAGATTAGACGCCGGTCGGAATGCGGTTCGTGACCGCCAGCGTGCCCGACTTGATCTTGAGCGAGAGTGTCGACTTGACCACCGTGGACAACGTCCCCGGCGTGAAGTCCTGCGACATAACTTTGCCCTTCATCAAGTGATACGTGCCGGCCGGAACGGTCGAACGCGTTTGGACGCCCGACTGCGTGCCTGTGGTGGTGATCGCGGATCCGCCTGCGGTCGCGGATACGCTGTAGGCGTCCGTGGTTGGCGACTTGACATAGTAGGTCGTACCCGCCACCAGGCCGGTCGGCAGCGCGCCCGTGGTCGCGAACGATACCGGCGTGTTGGCCGCGAGGCCGTGCGCCGTGTCCGTGAATACGCCCGGAGCCGCAATGGTGACAGTGACGGTCGCATTCGCGGCAGCCACCGCGTCCGCATATGTCACCTTCATATTGTAATCGGACGGCGACGTGTCGAGCAGCGCCGTATTCAGTGCCGCTTGGCCAGAATCGGACACATCGTAGCCAAGGCCGACCGCAATCGCGCCGTCCTTGCGAATGCCCTTGAACGTCAGCTCGATGCCTTGGCTCAAGTCCTCGAAAACGTTTTCGGCGAACTGGATACCGTAGCTACCAAGGCTTTCCAGTGAGCCAATCTGCGTATACGTGTCCGTTGCGCCGTTGCTGGCGGTCGTGCCGAGCCAAAGTTTCGTGCCGCTTGCGGAAAAGGGGCCGGTGCCTGCAGTCATGGTGGTTAGTTCCTTACGTTATGAGTTGATAAGGGATGCTCACGGGAAACCGAACCCACGGTGCATCCTTTACCGCGGCGGCAATTGTTGGTGGTCGCAAGATTTTCAGAAGGCGCGTGCCCAATGTAGAAACGACGGTTAGCGCGAGTCCGATCGGAAAACGCGCAGCAATAAGCGAAGCGAGACGCACACCCGGCGCCTCCCCGGCCCCGTCCGGCACGACCACGTCGACTTGGAAAATGCCACGCAGGAAATCTGAATTAGCGTAGTCGATTCCGAAGTGTTCCGGTTCGGCGCGAAGCAGCGGGTGCACATCCATGTACGCCGTGCCGACCGTAGGCGTGTACGCGACAAGCGGTGCAGCGCGGGGCGTCACGGGACTGGTCAGCTCGGGCGTGGTCAATTTAGTATAGAGCGCGGCGGCGATTGCGACGTTGACGGGTTCGGTACTCATTTAGGCACCTCACCCACGGCTTTGTTCACGACTGCGCCGTACTCAGTCACGGTAAGCCGCACCATTCCGGCCGGCGCTTGTTTGCTGTGGCCATATTCAAGGGCGCGCGCGTAGGCGAGATTATTTACCAGGGTAATTACGTCGCCCGCCTTAAGACCGAGCACTTCGGCGGTGACGCGTGCGATAGTGGCACTACCATCCTTGTCGTTCACCTCCAGCGTCCCTGCCGGAATGGATCCGATTGCGACTTGCCAGTTGCCCTTAAAACGCCCGGTGTCGATTGGGCTTTTCTGGATAACGCGACTAAACAAATCGAGCGCCACTTTACGCACGACCAAATCGACGTTGCCATTCGCCTTGGCAACGAACCGCGCAATGTCCAGTTCGAAGGAGCCGAGCGCCATCGCTAAATCCGCAACTGCAGCACGTAAACTGCGGCGAGCCCGGCCGGCGCGATCGGCTTCGCATCGATGATACGATAGACCGTGCCGCCGCCCACTGCGGTGTTGAACACCAGAAAGTCGTACGGCGTTGCGTCCGTGACGCCGAGCAAGCCGAGCGGACCCATGGAAAGCAGCCCGAGCCGATCGGTGCGCAGAATGTCCGAATTCGTTTCGAAGGCCGGATACCAGCGCGCCAGATTGATCCGCACCGCTACGGTCGGATAGTCGGTCGGCGTCTGCGTCGGTTCCGTCTCACTACCACTATTAACCACGCGACGCAGCGCGGATACCGCGCCGAACTTGGCAAGTAGACGGTCGGCGGTCGCCTGTGCGGCGGCGTAATCGTAGGTCATCCACGCACCATTTGTACGCTGCCGCTAGAGGCGCCCGGCGTGCCTGTGACCAGTCCGCGCAATAAGCCTTCAATGACCGTGTAGCGGTCAACGGCGGGCGCCCCGTCTTGCCACACCGTCTCGGTTTCGAGGACGTCGACCTTGTCGTGTTGGCTCTTGATGAGCCCGCCGCGTTCCAAGCGCGACTCCAGCGACACGCCGGTTAACGCGAGCAATGCCGCTTCGATCGTCGCCGATATGACTTGCTGCGGAACGATGGTCGACAGGATTTGAAACCCGTCGATATCGAACAGCGGCAACAAATAGCCGGGATAGAACACGAGCCGGCCGCGTGCGCCGTCACAGCGAGGCCATGCAAGCGATTGTGTGGCGGTAGCGCGAATACCGATCCATTTTTGGCGGTATTGATTGTCCAGGTACGTAGTCCCGCGTCGCAACGCGTTCTCTTTGACGCCGGTCGCACCCGTCCACGTCGCGATGCCGCGGCTGGAGAAGTAAGCATCTGCGTCCGCCACCGCTGCGTAACTATCCGCGTCCGCCGCGCCGGCCGTCGTTACGAGGGTCATATTCAGTCCTTACGCGGCACGCGTGACGAGTTTCCAAGTCGGCGACGCCTTGGTGTTCGCGTTTACGTAAATGTTGGCGTTTGTGATATCGGTGTATCGACTGCCCGGCCCCACGATTGTCGCGCCTGTGGTGCCGTTTGTCGGCACCCCTGCCCCAATCATTTCGACCAAGTCACCAATCGTGCCCGACACAGGCACATAAAGTAGCGCCGCCGCAACTGCCGCAGCGGTCGCCGCTGCGGCCAAGGCTTCCGCAGCCGTGGGGAAATCGACACGTGGCTGCGTCACGGCAAGTGATCCAGTGAGGCAATCAACCTGGTATCGCTTCTCCGTGCCAAACGGCCCGAGCGTAACAGTCGTTGACGCCGCAACGGCAGTCAGTCCCGGCGTATCGCCGAGCTGCTCGGAAAAAGGCCAAACGCGCCCCGTCGAATTGGCGTCGGCAACAACGGTCAGTTGCTCACCAATCGCAAGGATGAGCGTGCATGGCGCATTCGGAAGAATGGTGGTCATTACGGCTAATTCCTTTTGTCGAAAAACTTGCGCCAGTATTGGGATTCTACAAACGCCCATTTATGCGCTGGCGTGAACATTCGATATCCGCAGCGAATGAGATTGTTCGCCGAATACGGGTTATCGTATGTGTCGGAAATCGCGCCGACATAGCCGTGTTTACGCGCGTGACGTTCGCGCACGCCGACCAGGCGCCGCTGTAGTCCCGCTCCACGACATTGCGGAAGCACGCCCGCGCGGCACAAATAAACCATGCCGGGGTTGGTTCGCGCCTCGACATATGCCGCGTAAGCGACGGGGTGGTCGTCGAGAAACGCGAGCCACCAAATCGTCAAATGGTCATGTTTCCAGTGTGCCAAATCGGTCGCATCTTGCAGCCGTTCGATTTCGTCCGCGTATTCGTCGCCATCAACTTGACAGATTGAATACGCGGCCATTGGTGCGCTCCGTTATTTCTTGCGCACAATCGGCGGAGCAGGCGGCGGGGGCGGAGGTGGCGCGTGCCGCTCGTGCTTATGCGCATCGAAATCGGATTCGTTAATCACCACGAACCCGCCCGGCGCGGAGTCGTCCTTAACTTTTACGGTCGGACAAGTGCCGTGCATTGCGTACCTCTTTGCAATTGGACTCTCTGAGGGCGGCCCGCTTCGAAACAAGCCGCCCCTGACAATCCACTTAGCTGCGTACTGTCAACGACTAGCCGAGCAGATTGGCGATATGATTCGCCTTCACGACGCCCGTACCCCACGCGAGACGCACGTGGTAAACGAGCTGCATGAACTGCCGGTAAATCGCGATGTCGAACACGAGGCCCGTCACCGGATCCGCGAACTGGAACACGTCGTCCGCCATGTCCATCGGCTTGCCATCCGGGCCGATCGGCATTGCCGGGGCGCGGGTGACGAGCTGAATGGCATTGCGGTCAAACGCCACGTTCTGTGCTGCGGTGTTGCCAACAGTCATGGCCACTGCGGAGGTCGCGAGCGCGACCTTGAGGCCCGGAGCCGCGATGGTAAGCACGCCCGGAGCCGTGAGGCCCGTATTGACGACGTACTTGTTGGTGTCGCCCGCGAAGGTCACGACGTCGCCGGCAAGGACAGTGCCCGTGCCGGTAATGAGCGTGATCGCGGTCGAGCCAACGGCGTATCCGGTGGTGTCCGAAGTGTAGGAAGCGCCAGTGCCCTTGGTCGGGGTGAGAACCTGGGCGGACGTGCCGAGGTTGAAGCCCTCCAAGCGGCCAATCACGCCCTCGCGGAGCAACTGGTCGGTGCCGGCTTCGTTGACCTTGAACAGCAAGGACTGCTTACCGCGGATGTTCGCCATTGCGGCGGTGCCGAGGATAAGGTGTAGGTCGCTCGACGGCGAACCGTTGTCGTCGAGAATTTTGCGAACGCCGGCCGCGTCGGACAGGTCCGAAGCAGTGCCAAACGGCGCGGTTGCGGCGGTGCCGTAAGCGCGCGAGGCGCCCTGATAAGCCTTGGTCGCCAGGTCCGTCTCGATCGAATTGCACAGGGTACGGAACGCCTGCGCAAATTGGTTCTTGAGGATGCCCTGATACGAGCCGGCATTGAGCAAGCCGCGCTGTTCCTCGCCGTTCCAACGGATCGGATAGTGCTTCGTCTTGTCAATGGTCATCGACACGTTGCCGATCGTCTCGTCGCCCGTATTCGGGGCGCTGACGGCCGGGGTGTTGTCGCCAAGCGCCGCAGCCGGAACGACCGGAACCATGATCGTCTGATTGAGCGCCGCGCGTTCGCCGCTGGAATTGCGCGCGACGGCCGGGATAAACCCGACCAATTCGCGCGATACAACGTCCCACGCCTCGTAAATGGTCGGGGTGAGACTGGTAATCGTGTTAGCCACTGTGATGGACTCCTAATAGCGGCGAATGCCGCGGGGTTTTGCCGTCAGTCGACGAGCGTAAATCCCGCTTTCATCTTCGCACTGCGGTCCGCCGGACTGAGTGCGTCGAAGTCTTTGCGGGTGATAATCTTGCCGCCGGCATCCCGCCGCGCACTTTTCGGATCCATCCCGGAACCGCCGCCGCCCGTACCTTCGAACAGGTCCGGGTATCCCTTAATCGCCTCTTTCACGAGGTCATCGAATGTCGCGAGGCCGCCGGCCCCGCTGCCGACCATTGGCGTCTTGCCATCGGCGTCGAGAATGGAAATCGTTTCGCGGCCGTCCTCGCCGAATTCCAGCGAGACGCGCTTACCAAGGCGCTCGCTCAAAAGGTCGAGCCCCGCCGCCGTCGCCTTGGCCTTGGCCAGTGCGCCGCCGACTTTGGTATCGACGATCGCCTTGCGGGCGATATTGAGCGCGGAGTCACGCTGCTTGGTGGCCGCCCCGACCGCCTCGTCGCGCTCCTGCTTCGCTTTGCCAAGGTGCGTTGCAAGCACTTCGTCGAACTTGCCGGCCTTCTTTAGTGCTTCCTCGGCCTTGGTACGTTCGGCCGCCAGCATTTCGTCAATCTGCTCGGCCGTCTTGCCAAGCTTTTCGTATGCAGCGATTTTTTCTTTTACGGTTTTGTTCGCATTGCGCTCGGCCGCGAGCGCATTCTTGAGGCCGGTCGTGTCCTCGATTCCGTCGACTTGGAGGTGGTGCTTGCCGTCCTTTTCCACATAGAGTGCGCGGAGAGGTTCGGCGACAGTGTCAATGGAATCGACGACGAGTTGAAGTGTCATAGTGTCAGCTTCCCGCTGTTAGAAAACCGGATCCCCCGGCGAGGTTTACTTTTGCGCTTTAGCGCGTAATTGCTCGGTAGTTAGCGGCCGCCCGGACTGGTCGAGTAAATCGCGAAAACCGATTTTTCCCGACCGCCAGAGTTGCGCTTTACCGGCACCGAGCGCGTCGTCCTGACGCGCGACGGATTGTTTCTTTAGCCAGCCTTCGAACGACAAATCGGCCGGAACCTGTCCGTCCATGCTTGCCCGTGTCGTCTGCGGTACTTCGTCCTCGTCTATGCCGAGGTCGCGCCAACTTTTAAGAATCGGAATGCTGGTCGACCGGCAGCCCCAATGCAGCGCGCCCGGTCCTTCAAGCCACGGCGGCGCATCGTCCAAGGGTTCATGCGTTTTCGGATCGTACTGGTGTCCATCGCGCGCCATGCACATTTCAGTCGTGCGCGTGTCGAGCGTTGCGTGCCATTGTACGGCCGCGATCAAATCCGAATTGGCGTCATACGTTGCGTTACGCGCGGTGTTGGCGACCGTCTGCACCGATGATCGCACCAGACGTTCGGCCGACGAACGCGCGATATCCATGAGTCCGCGCGTCGTATTGGTGCCGCGCACGCGGTCAATCAATTGGCCGTTTGTTTCGCCGAGCGCCACACCGCGGCGCATTTCGTCCGCGAATCGATCGGCAAGGCCGCCAGCTTGACGGCTCCACCATTCGCTAGTGGGTGCGCCGGCAATCAAAACGTCCGACACAAGCGCGTCGAGCATCGTGCGGGATAGTCCCGCGTCGACAAACTCCGCATGCGTGGCTGCGTTGATCGCGTTGCCGGTCCACGTGGATTCAACGTCCGCGACGTCGCGTATCTCTTTGGCCAGTAGAACGTCCGACGTGCGATACGTCGCACGAATGGAAGCGGTTACGGCCGTTTGCAGTTTCTCCAAACGCTGGCGCTGATACGCAACGCGCGCCGGCCCGAGCGGATCAATATTGGTGATTGTCGCCGCTATGTCTTGCTCTAAGGCATCAAGCAGCACGAGGACTTTATCGCGCGTGCCGGCTTCCAAGCGGAGCAAGTCGACCGCCCGTTCCATAAGCAAGTCGACCATCGCCTCGTTAGATGAAACGGCCGCGCCGGGGCGGTCGACTACGTCACGTGTCAGAATAGACGGAGTCATACAAACGCGCCTCCGCCACAGTTATCGCTTTGTGTTACGCTCCGCCTGGTGCACCCAATGGAAGTCCGCGACCCGGACCGGAGTCGAGGGGCGTATCGTTGGCGATACGTTCCTTTTCCACTTCCGCGTCGAACGAATCCGAAAGCGTGCCGCGGCGCTGCAGTTCGGACCAATAAGTTTCCTTACTGATATCGCCCGCCGCGACCGCCTGCGTAAGCCATTGCAAGTCGGAGCCATTGCCGGCCTGAATGCCGAAGTCCGTATTAACGATTACGTCGCCGCCGCTATCATCGTCCTCGCCGTCCGCGGCCACCGCCTCAATGCCCATATACTCGGCCATGAAGCCGAGCGAGATTTCCAATGCATCAGCCAGTGCGCGCGCCATCATGGCAAGCGGCGCGTTCTCTTTCGAGTCGTCGCGCGTTTCGCCCGTGGCAGTTTTGCCCGGCGTCGAGACAAGCAACTGCAGACCCATCGCCTGCATTTGATTTTCGAGGTTTTCGAGGTCTTTGTCGCCAGCTCCGATCGCCTCGCCGCTATGCTCTACATAGTCAAGCTTGGCATTCGGGTCCGTGGAAAACATAATCGAGTTAGCGCCGACAACGACTTTTTCATCGTCTTTCTTGCCGGCCCAAAACAAGATAGGCACGCGCGCAACG